TACGACGTGGGATCTAATAGGCGGACCTGGCACTAGTACCGTTACTGGTACTGGCGCTGCTACGCAAGTCGCCTACTGGACAGCCGCGCAGTCTATTGGTGGATCTAATAATTTATGGTGGGATAATACAAATAAGCATTTAGGCATTGGCATTAGTACGCCTGCCGGTTTAATACACGCTGACGGCGGCGCTACTGCAGCTAGAATAATACTAGACGCAGATAGCGGAGTAGCAAAAATTTTTAGTTTTAGAACAGACGCTTTGCCGCGCTGGGCATTTAGAGTGGACGGTGCGGAAACAGGATCTAACGCTGGCGCAAACTTATCAGTAAGATCTTACGACGATACTGGCGCTTTACTGCTAACGCCGATTAGTGTAATTCGAGCAACTGGCGAAAGCACGTTCAGTAGTACAAAAACGTATAGCACCGGTAACGCAATCGGAATAGCAGTACAGCACAATTTAACAATACCTAACGGAGTAAACGTAGGACTAGCCGCGTTAGGTGGTGTAAATAGTAATCTTAACTTAACGCTAGGCGGCAGCACTACTGTAGCCGCTACTGGCAGACAAGGTTTAGAGGGTAGCACCAGCATTAACTTTACTGGCGCTGGTACTTTAACAATGACGCAAGGCAGTACGGTGCGCGCATTTAGCGCGCTTAGTAGTGTTTATGCTTTTAATGGTAGCGCAGTAGGAACTATTACGCACCTTGCTGGGCTTCGCATTTGCTTCCCTGATAATCCCGGTAGCGCAGTAAATATCACTAATAACTACGCGCTACTAATAAACGATCAAACGACTGGAACGGGTACGGTTACTTATACCAATCGCTGGGGGATCTACCAAGAGGGCGCAAGCGATCTAAACTACTTTGCGGCAAATACGCTAATTGGAACTACAGTAAATGCGGGATATAAACTAGATGTAAATGGTTCGGGTAGATTTACAGGTGATGGATATTTTGATAGTAGTGGAACTGGTTTTGTTGGTGTTAATACATTAACACCACTAGGAAAAATGAATATAGTAAGTGACGGTGCGGCACAAGCAAACTTGTATTTAACAAGATATAATTCAGTAGGAAGTCATTTGTTATTTCTTTCTGCAGCAGGCACAAAAACTGTACCAACCGCAATTCAAAATGGTAATGAATTAGGAAAAATCTCATTTAACGGATATAACGGAAGTAATTTTAATAAAACTACTGCTTATATTGTTGCTGAAGCAACACAAAATTTTACAACTACTAATCAAGGAACTTTATTAGCGTTTGCAACTACACCACAAGGTGACACCAATCCAATTAAAAACATATATTTTGACTTTAATGGTATCACTGCAAATAATACATCTAATAGCACATACTTTTTTGCAACTTCTGGAGCCGTTACAACAAATTATGGAAGTGCGTCTGCTTTAGGTGTAGGTTTATTTGGTACATTTAGTAATCATGATTTATCCATTTATACAAATAGTACTGAAAAAGCAAGAATAACAAGCGGCGGAAATTTACTTATCGGCACTACAACAGACGCAGGGCAAAAATTACAGGTTAATGGAGTTATTTATACAACAACTGGACTTAATATAAATACAACAAGTACAGACAGTGCGCAATTAAAAGTCAATGGTACTATAGGTGTTAATGACTACAATCAAAATACTTATTTATATGTAACTGGTGGAGTGGCTGGACAAAGGGTTTCGGCTTTTGTTGGTACTTATTCGGCAAGTGGTAGTGTTACATTGGCAACATTTTCAAGAGTTGGCGGTGCAGTTAGTGCGGATATAAAATATGATGATAGTTTGTCGCCATTAGGTATAAGTTATGGAACAACAACAAATCACGCATTATATTTTTATACTAATAATACAACGGCATTATTGATAAAAAATGACCAAACTGCTGAATTTACTCAATCAATAAAAACCGCCGCACCAACAGGCGGAACAGCCGCAGCGTGGAAACTAGGCAGCCGCGTAGCAGCAGCGGTAGCACTAGACGCCACACAATATATTGAAGTTGATATTGGCGGCACTCTTTACAAATTAGCAATCGTAACATAAAAATAAAATAATGGGATATTCAATTCAGCCAGTAACAATATGGCAAAACGGACAAGCAAGCAGCGGCAATTTTATTGACGCGTCTATCGTAAACGATAACTTAAGCAATTACGCGCAGTTTTACTGGGTTATCAGCAGCGTTACTACCGATAGCGACGGTGCAGAAAGCAAGCAATCGCTAGCGCAAGGAAATACCAGTATATCAGGCGACGACTATACCGCGTGGGGGCAAGCTGGCGACGTTAATTTAGCCGCTTATGAGTATATTTGTACGCAATTAAATTTAACCTTAATACCTTAAAAAAATGGACAAACTACAAGAACTAAAAGCACAGGCTTACGATCTTTTGGCTAATATCGAATGGCTACAGGGTAAGCTACGCGAAACTAACGTCGCAATCGCTGAAGAAACTAAAAAACAGCAAGAAAGTGGACAGTCAGGTAATAGCAATAATAGTAACTAGTATTTTTAGTGCGGGTGCTAGCTGGGCAGTACTTAACCAGCGCGTAAAAGCGCTAGAGGATAAACAGCGCGCAAACGAGGATCACGACCAGCGTTTAACTAGGCTGGAAACTAAGTTAGATATTTTGCTAGAGCATTTAATTAAAGACTAGTGAAAACGCAAACCGTAAGACTGGTAGATCTATTTTTTATAGCGCCCTATTTACTAATAGCCGCTACAAAGCCTAGACTATCAAAAACGGATCGCGCTATCGTTATCGCTATTGCTGCTGGTACTTTTTACTATAACGCTATAAACTATTTAAAGTATGAAACTAAAAAAACCGCGTAACTGGAAAACTACGTTTTTCGGTTTTACAACTGTATTAACAGGGATTGCACTAATCATTAAAGGATCTATCGTAGAGGGCGTAGCCGCTATTACTACTGGACTAGGACTAGGAATGGCTAAAGATTTTGACAAAACAGGGATCTAATGAAAAACGCAATAGTAGTAGCTGCTATAGTATTACTATTGCTAATTAGTAATAGAGTGAGTGCAGAAAAAATTATCGCGCAATTTGAGGGCTTACGCCTAAAAGCCTATCAAGATACAGCTGGCGTGTGGACTATTGGCTATGGTACTACAAAAAATCCTGATACTGGACAAAAAATCAAATCAGGCGACACTATTACAAAAGCAAAAGCGCTGGATTGGTTAAAAAAAGATACAGCGGCTTTTAGGGCTGGCGTACAAAAACTAGTAAAAGTACCAGTAAACGATAATCAACTGGCAGCGCTTACGAGTTTAGCCTATAATATCGGACTAACTGCATTTAGTAGATCTACGCTATTAAGATATTTAAATACTGGCGTTAGTAAAGATCAGGTAGCTGCACAGTTTTTGCGGTGGAATAGGGCTGGTGGACAGATCGTAAGAGGTTTAACAATACGCAGAAAGTTAGAAAGCGATCTATTTTTAACATAAATAGCTGATTTTATTAAGATTATGCAATCTAGTCAATTACAGGCTAGATTTTTTTTTGTTTATATGGTATAAATGCCTATAAATTCGTATCGACAAACGATTTTTTTAATTTAAACTAAACCACAATGCAAGATTATCTACAGGATCGTGCAGAGATCCTAGCGCACGTACAGCGCCTACAGGGTAAAGTAAATACCCTACAATTTGTTTACAAGCACCTTTACCAGATCGACGTAAAATTAGAAATTACGTTTAGGACTGGCGATCGTATTTTACTAGATCAGCTACTAATACCGTTTAGCCTAGAAATGGAAATTAAAAACCTAATAGGGGATAGTATAGACGAGTACCAGCGGCAAATTGTTAATTTAACAAGTCTAGCCAATGAAAACGATCAAGATCATAACTGAATTGCTATTTGTTTATTTAGTTTGTCTACCACTATGCGTTAGCCTACTAATTTTAATCGAAATAGCGTATTTACCACAAACATTTAAAAACTTTACAAAATGGATAACCCAAACTATCAAGC